TGGCGCAAAAAATGGCGAGCGCTATGCAATTCCAGCTACTCACTATTTCGAGTGGCGCGATATGGATATTGCAGGCGCGTGGACTGTTGAATCAAAAGGGGTTACCGCTGCATCTCTTGATGCAGTCGGCTATACGTTTCGCGTTGATCTACCGTATCCAATGCGCGCAGAAGCACGAGTAAGGCGCGGGCCTGCATCGTCTGATGAGTGGCAGGATTCCGTTGTTTGGTATGGCTGTCGCTCGTTGCTTTCTTCGCCGACTAGCTATCCGGGCGTTACGGTAATGTCGATGAACGCTCGTGGCGGCGACCGTCTTTCGGCGCAGTCTGAGTCGATGGTTTCCGTCGAGGCCACACGAAAGCTTCCAGTTCGCTCTGGCGGTCTTTGGTTCCCTGAGCAGGCTACTCGCGACATTGCTCCGTTTTTTGTGTATGTGGCAAAGTCTGTTGGCTATACAGATGCAGAGATTGACTACGCGGAGCTTGATCGTCTAGACGAAATTTGGCAGGCGCGCGGTGACCACTACGATCAAGCAACCAACACCAACGGCACTGCTAAAGGCGTCATAAACGACGCTCTAGGCTGTGGATTCTCGGAGCTTACCGTTGACCGTGGATTGCTTCGCCCTGCCCGTGACGAGCCTCGTGTTGCGTTTGAGAGCATGTATACGCCGCAGAACATGACTCGCGGACTTGAACGTGATTTCACCGCTGTTCGGCCTGATGACTATGACGGCGTTGATGTTGAATACACTGACGGAGTTTCGTGGCAGGTTGAAACGGTTGAGTGCCGGTTGCCTGGAGACGCTGGCATTCGAGTCCAGAAGGTAAAGGCTGAAGGCTGCACCAATCGCACGAAGGCATGGCAGATCGGCATGCGTCAACGTCGCGCCCTGAAATACCGTCGCTGGGAATACAACTGGGCGACCGAACTTGATGCACTGAACAGCCGATACCTCAGCTACGTACAAGTTGCCGACGATGTTCCAGGCTATGCGCAGTCCGCTCAGATGATTTCGTATGATGACGGCGTTATTGAAACATCTGAGGCTTTCGATTGGTCTGATCCTGGGCCGCACTATTTGTATGTGCGTCGTCAAGACGGTTCTAGCGCGGGGCCATATGTCGCAACTCGGATCGATGATTTCCATCTGTCAATATCCGGACTGGACTTCCCGCCAGATACTTCGCTGGATCGCGAGCCTCCGCACTTACTATTTGGCATTGGATATAAAGTGCTGATTACCTCTATCTCTCCAAATGGAACCGACTCGGCTAGCGTTGAGGCAATGGCGTATAATGAGTTGGTATATTTCGATGACGACAATAGCCCGCCATGATCTTATATCCAGAAGGATTACCCCGAGGTCTACACAACGGGCGAACATATCAAACGGTTAGCCCGCTCAAGCGATCAGAGTTAGCAAGCGGGCGCGCTCGTCAACGAAGGAATTTCACCAGTGTTCCGACGATGGCGCAGATAAGCTGGATCTTCAATGGCCAGCAATGTCGCCTGTTTGAAATCTGGTGGCGCGATGATCTAGTTGATGGATCTCAATGGTTCGAGGCGCCTCTTGAAACTCCGCTTGGATATCAAGATTACACCGCTCGATTCACTGATATTTATTCAGGCCCGTCGAGAGTTGGCCCTAACCTTTGGAGCATTTCTGCTGAACTTGAGTTACGTGATCGTCCGCTGCTTCCTATTGACTGGTCAATACTTCCGAGCTTTATCTTGAATCCAGAAATATTTGACTATGCAATGAATCGCGAATGGCCTTTGTTCGATCAGGGCTCCGTTGTTCAAATGCTGCTTGAGGACGGCACCCCAATGCTTCTCGAAGACGGCTCACCTTTTTACTTGGAGAACTCGTAATGCCTGGAAAATTAACAGAGCAGCCACCAGCTCTAACCGGGACGGAAGACGATCTCTATTATGTCGTTCAAGCTGTCCAAGGCCGCAAGCAAACTCGTACCCAGCTTCGCACGGCGATCCTCAGTGCGTGGCAAACGTTTATCCGTACCTTTCTCGCCTCTGCATCCGAAGCGGACGCTCGTGCCGCTCTAGGGGTTGCCATTGGGTCCAACGTCCAGGCTTATGACGCAGATTTAACCGCTCTGGCCGGGGTAGGCACTGCTGGACTTCTAGCACGAACTGGCGCGGGCACCGCTGCTGCGCGCACGCTTACCGGTACGGCAAACAAGGTCACTGTATCGAACGGTGACGGGGTTTCCGGCAACCCGACGCTGACGCTGCCGGATGCACTGGCCCTGGTCACTCCGACGGTATCTGGCCTGCTGACCCTGACCGGAGGGCAGGCAGCGTTCCCAGCTACGCAGGTTCCTTCCGCTGACCCGAACACCCTGGACGATTACGAGGAAGGCACATGGACGATGGGCGTAACCTTTGCCACGCCCGGTGATCTAAACGTCGTTTACAGCGCACAAACGGGACGGTACACAAAGGTTGGTCGTGCATTCCTGTACGACGGGACGGTTACTACGACCACGTTTACGTATACGACCTCAACAGGTGCTTTACGGGTAACCGGCCTGCCAATTGCTTCGGGGAGCGGCATACCTTCTGTCTCGCTAACCCGCTGGACTGGAGTAGTTAGCGCTGTGACTACGCCACAAATTGTTGCCCTGGTCAGTTCGCCTAACATTCAGTTTGAAGTGATGAACGTAGCCTCCGGCACTACCGCGACACTGACACAGGCGAACGCCGCGAGCGGCACGCAGAAAAGCATAATTCTCAGCGGCACGTACGCCACAGCTTAAGGTGAACACGATGATTTACAGAAAAACAGTGCTTGACCAACCAGAGTTGCACCGCTCTGGCCTGCTTCAGGTTCGGATGGCGTTCCTGCTCATGGAGGACGACGTCGAGCTTTCTTGCGCCTGGCACCGGACGGCGATCCCCCTCGACGGTGACGCGCAGCAGCATATGGACTTCGTTAACGACCACTTGGCCGTGATGGAACCGCCGATGCCACCGCTGCCGCAGGAAGACATCGACTTCATTAAGGAGTGCCATGCCTTGCTGAAAAGCCGATTCACTGAAGGGGCCGCGTAATGGCGAACACGTACCCAACATCGCAGTTCCCACTCGGGTCGACCGAAGTCAAGGTGTTGTACAACAACGCCTCCAACCTGGACGACGCGGTAAACGGTACGCCGGTTACTTGGGTTGACCGATTCGGCGTAGTCCGTAAGTCGTGGGCTGGGATCGAACTAGATTTCGAAAACTTCCTGCTCGCTAGCGGGTACGAGTTCATCGGTGACTATGATGACGTCGGCGAGCTGACCTTCACGCGTCCTAACCAGATCATGTCGAAGGACGGTGAATTCTGGCGCCCCGGTCCTGCGCTAGAGCTCCCCTACACCACCGTTAACAACTGGGTAATCGATCAGCCGAAGTTCGTATCGACCGGCGACGCGTCATTGCGGCAAGCCTTGGCGGCGTCTAACGGTACGACCATTATCGGTTTCGGTAACCGCACGCTGTTTCAGAAGCTGGCTGAGCACGTCAGCGTAAAGGACGCCCCGTTTAACGCTGTAGGTGACGGCATTGCGGACGATACGGCTGCGATTCAGGCCCTGGCCGATTACATCATCGCGCAAAGCCAATTTGGCCTGACCACTTCCGGCGCCTTGACTGCTGCCTTTTCTGGTACGTCTCCTATCGCGTATTTCCCGACGGGTACTTACCGCGTTACCGCAGCGATCAACTGGGGCCCGTACCTTGAGATCGCCGGTGATTCCGCGATCATCAAACAGGACGACCCTGACGCGGATATCTTCGACGTAGATCTATACCAGTTCAAAATGTCGGGTATGCAATTCGTCGGCGGACGGCACCATCTCCGCGTACATAACGGCAACATCAACTCGTCCATGTTCGAGATCGATCATTGCCAGTTCTTCTTGTCCAGCAGCTATTCGGTGAAGACCCAGGCAACCGGCGGCGTATGGACTCACATGTCCACGAACGGTACCATGGCGAACTGCCGCTGGATTTCCTGCCGTCGTATCCTAGACAACTGCTTCGACAGCATGGTGATCAACGACCCATGGCTACAAGCTGACTCGACCAACCTGGACGCCAGCGCGGCGTCGATCAACAACCGTGGCGCGACTCCGACAGACCCGGGCGCGCAAACCCGCTTGTTCATTAATCGTGGCTTCGGTATCCCCGCGGTCGGAACCTACGGAGTAGATCGGCCGGCCAACATCCGTTGGGTAGACAACTGGGGGAGCTTCATCTCCGAAGACGTGCGTTGGGGCGGCGAGTTCGGCGGTATGCGGATTGTCGACCACCTGGCAGTACCTGACGTGTCCTTCCCTTGGAACAAGACCG